TACGCAAGTGACAGGTCAGGCAATGTGAAGACGCCAGCAACAGCGCCTGAAACGGCACTCTGTTCCTGAGTCCACCAGTTGAATTCTGGATCGTCGACTTTCTCTCCACCCATCATAGACAGGATCGCTGTTAGAGGCGCCATCCCGTTTGGATACAGATACAGGATCTGCTGCCTCCAATTCTTAGGCCTCTGCCCATCGACCCAGTCTCCAGTTCCACGCATACCTAAAAACATGAGTTACCTCCTTAAGTATCAACCGACTAAGTCGTAGTCGGAGGCGCTGTTGTTGCGGTTGTAGTAGGAGCGGCAGTTGTCGGAGCGAGAGTTGTAGGTGCAAGAGTTGTAGGCGCCGGAGTAGTAGGAGCAGCTGTCGTACCTTGTTCCACAGTAGTAGGTGCTGCAGTAGTCGGTGCTGGAGTGGTGGGAGGAGTAGTCGTTAAGAGAGTTGTTGGCGCTGCCGTCGTACCTAATGTCGTAGGAGCTACCGTTGTCGCTGTGGCAGTTCCCGGAGGCCCAGTTGTAGTAGCCCCAAGACAAATACCAGTGAAGACGTACCACTTAAGTCCATCACTGTAGCATAGTGCATGATCGCACTTAGCATTCATCACTATGTCGCCGTTCCAGCACTCAGAATCATTCCTATCCTGCACAGTAACGGTGTTAACGCCACTCGCAGCACGACAGACTATTGAGTACCAGCGGCCTCTGGCTTCAGCAACACGGGGAAGGGTGATAGTGATAGGCCCTCCTGCTCCCTGAGCGTTCGGTCGAACTACGTAGTCGAACGTAGTCATCTCATAATCAGCATTTGGGCTTACGTACTTATCAGGAACCTCCCTATACTGCTGAGCTTCATCGTGTTCAAGTCCCATAAGGTTTATCCCTCTACAGCTTTATTCATGTCGTCAAGTTGAGACTCGACGGCACTAGGTTTAGGTGTATCTACAGCTTTACCAGACCTAGAGCCCTTCCTGGGGAGTTTGGGACTTTTAGACTTCTTGATGACAGTCTTTTTTCCCTTCCCCTTCTCTTCAGGCTCAGGCTCTGGGAGCCCGAGACGCTTCCGAACCCGACTGCAGTAGCCTCCAATGCGTCTCCGAGGGTCTTATCGGAAGACTCTGCTACTACTTCGTCGTACACAGTCTGCACAACCTTAGGAAAGCCTCTGAGGTCTTCATTGCTGCTCCAGAAGTCCTCTGCAACTGCCTGCATCTGCGCTATAGTGTTGACCTGTTCACTAATCAATCCAGGCACCTGCTTCATAATTGCAGTTCCTGCATCCTTCTTGGCTTTCTTATAGATGCTGTTTAATGCCTTATTCAGCTCCTTAGGGTCGCGAGCCAGTTCATCAAGGTCGAGATCTTTTACAAAGTCCTCTTCCTTATCTTCATCCTCAGGCTTAGCTTTAGGCTCCTCATCCACCTTAGGAACCTTTCCTACCTTGAGTTTGGCCAGCTCAGACTTTAGTCCGATGATCTCAGCTCTGAGACCAGTCATTTCATCAGAGCCTTTTTCAGGCTCTTCGTCGGGTTCTGCTTTTTCATCCTTCTCAGCATCAGAGTCCTCTTCTTCCTCTTCGTCATCTGAAGATTTATCCTCCTCTTCAGGCTCTTCGTCCTCTTCAGATTCCTCATCATCAGATTCCTCACTCACCTCTTCATCAGGCTCTTCTGCCTTTTCTGCTTCTTCAGGAGTTCCCTTTTCAGAATCTTCCTCAGCCTTTTCAGCCTCTTGATCCTCTCCGGCTTCATCTGCTTTAGGCTCCTCTGAAGAATCACTAATATCTGGATTGTCAAGACTCTTATTCATGGCATCCAGTTCACCTAATACATTCTCACTCATCGCTAACCTCCTCCTCAGGGTTACTATCTTCCTTTTTTAATTCAGTTAAATATTCAAGCAAAATATCTGGTAGGCTCAAGAAGTATCTGACAGCCTCAAGCCTCCCATGCAAATCTCCTAAATGAGTTAACACATGAGCAGCCGATACCTCCGGGTGACCAGCTATCTCATCAACCAGTGCATCCTGCTCCCGCCTAAAGCCCTCAGCCCAGGCCTTAAGCTCCCTCTCGATATCTCCCCAGATGGTAGACTCCTTAAAGTCCTCCAACCGGGCTTTGGTTGAATGTATCTCTACGTCCTCTGGCATATTAGGCTCCTGTTATTGGAATCAGGTTTCCTCTCTTGGCCTCGCTCTCAACTGTTTCATCTGGCAGGGTCTGAGGCTGAATCCTGTCGACATTTCTCTTGAACTCCTCAACGTTCTTAGCACCAAGCTGAGTTGCTATGAAGCTGAAGATCTTGACTACATCAAACTCACGTCGTAGCTCCTGATCTGGTGCTATAACTTTGAACATCTCGAGCCAGGCCTCTGAGAACCTAGCACCAGGCAGGGAGCCATCCCTCATGAACAGATCATAGGATATGGCAATCTGATCAGGAGTAATCCCTACATTGTCTTTGCCCTTGAAGACTTGTCTTAGCCTTTCAGCATTCCTACCAACTATCTTCACGAATACCTCTTTACTCATATACTGCTGAGCATGCACAGCGAAGAATGTGCCGAGGTCCTGGAAGAACTGCATTCCGATTAGGAGAGCCATCCTCTGCATTCTTCCCATAGATGACCCTCTGGTGTCCTGGAACTCGGCCTTGGTTAGTCTTTCAGGGCCTCCAGTTCTTAGGACACCGGAAAGCGATTGATCAGCTCCAGCTACTCTATCCATCCACTGAGTGATGTAGACAGAGTCAGCGATGTTAGATCTGGTTATATCAGTGACTCCTAGCTGCTGCACCACCTTATCAACCCCGCGTCCCCAGGCAGGCCTACGTAACCTGATCAACTTCCCAGGCTTCGGGTCTCTCAAGTCATTGATATTGACTAAATAGGGATCAACAATCAGCATGTCGTTAATAGCCTTCCTTACATTGGCTATATGCGAGTTGAATAGGAAGTCTAGTACGTGCTGCAAGCCACCTAGTATTTCCATACGGCCCATAGGGGTTATCGAGTAGCCGTCGCTTTCAGGAGCGGCTAGGGCCATAGGGTACATTCCGTGAGCATGGTCAGCCCTATTACATCTGATAATGATGTCATCTGCAGCCAGCTCGAAATACCACTTCTCTGGATACTCATTACTCCCGAGTTCCCACTCCTTTGGGATCAGGGTCACATACATCTTGATTACATCTACAACACTACTAATCCCAGACATTCCCTTCTGCAAATCACTAGATCCACCATGCTTCTCTTCTCGAGCGCTCTGATCAAGTGCCAGTATCGACTTACGATCCTTTCTGTCCTTAAGGTATTTGACGTTGAATAGCCCAGAGTCGGCCTGGGGCTCCTCACCAAGGAGCCGCATGTAGTTGTTTCTATCAACCCAACCATTGAACTCTCCCTTCTGGAACTCATCAGCTGAAACTGTAGGATCTAATAGAAGCATATAGGGATCTACATTCGATAGCGAGTTCCCCTCAAATAATAGCCCGTGCTCCATAGAGACAGACTTTCCCCAGCCAGCCCCGAGTAGGCTTGATACAAGGGATCTCTTGACGATAGGCTTCTTTCCATACAGTCTTGTCCATTCAGGGACACCCGCACCTATGCCATACACAAGTGAATCCCTCAGCACTGTATGCACATTCAGTGGGACCTTGTTCTTGTTACAGTGGAGCCTCACGACGAGCTCCATCAGCATAGCCCCAACAGTATCGTTATCCTCAACTCCCTCATACATGAGCATGGGATCCTGCAGGAATGCGGACACCAAGTAGGTCAGCACTGACTCTAGCTCAGAATAAGTATATGGAAAGACTATCGTCACAGGTTTCTCTTCATCCTTCTCTTTTACCCTCTCCTCTTCCTCCTTTAGAGGGATATAGGCTGTCAGCTTTCTATCAAGCTCTCTCCAGGACGAAAAGCGCTTTTGGATCTCGTTCCTTGCCTGTCTTGCACGCTCCCAGATCCTACTCCTCAGCTTCTTATGCAAGTCGGAGCCGGGCTTCAAATTAAGCCTCTCCGGATACTTATAGTCAAAGTCCATTCGACTATAAGTCTCATCGAAAGTCTTCCAAGTCCCAGGCTCACCCTTTACTATATACGGCATTTGAAATCTCCTTATGGAGTATAATCAATCTCCCATAGCCTAAATCCCTCTGATTCTGGGTCATTCTCAAGCTCATATATGTATTCTTTTCCAGTTGTTGGCGGATCTCCATCCTGGTAAACTCCAGACGGAGTAGCATTCGTTCCACCTATACGCATAATGTAGGCTAAGGGCCAGTATGGATTGCTAAGAGCCATCCTTCTATTGTAGACACTGAGCAATACGCTATCAACATTGGCCTGAGAAAGAGAACAATTATCGTAACAATAGTCAGTGATCTTTATATTTTGACTAAAATCTGGAGCGCCACTCAAGGAAGTATCATTAAACCAAAGACTATATACTTGTGAGCCAATTACCCAGGAGGATATATCACCTGAAATAGAAGAGTTATTATTTACACGAATAAGACGCATATCGGCCACGAAAGTCCAGCCAGAGATATCTCCACTAAAATTGTTAGATCCGATGTCGAACCATCTTATAGAGGTTGAAGAAGGATCCCATGAGCTAATATCACCAGTAAAGGAGTTN